CTTTAAGAACGCAGAAACATCAGACGGCAAGTCCTCGTTTTGCTCTCTCTCTTTAAACAATTCATCAACAGAGTTGATGTCCTTGTTGTATCTTCCCTTTATGTACGTTAAAACGTCCTCGTCCCTTAACTCTGGTAAGGACGGCTCCGGAGCCGGCTCGTTTACAGGATCGTTTGCAGGTTCATCTGCAGGCTCGCTATTAAACTTTTCCTCGTGCTTATCAAGCAACTCCTGTTCAATCTCTTGAATTGAACGCTCCTCACCCGGACCGATATCTCTAACTGTAAATTTTTCCATTTGATTTGATTTATTTAATTAAAAGAAGTATTAGCACTTCCCTTTCTTCATAGCCATAGACTTGTTCATAGTCTTTTTTGCCATCGGCTTAGCAGCCATAGTCTTTTTTGTTGCTGTTTTTTTCATGGTTATTATTTGTTTGTAAGGTTTCATTTATTAAATAGGTGTAGACTTCCAATATCCATTACCTAAAGACGTGAACATATAAGATGTGTTAGTAGCAACAGTAATGCTTGAAGTCTGACTAGCTATTCCGTTAGGAGATATTAAGGCACTTCCAGCTTGGTTGCCTCTTACAGTAAAACTACTAGAGTTATTCATAGCGAAAACGTATACTATTTTACCTATAGGAGCAGACTGTGGTAATACAACTTTATCAGAAGATCCTGTAGTTATTATAGCGTTTAAGTCATAAGTTAAAACCTGAAACGGAGATACGTTTTCTATCTCTAACGTCCCAAATGTTTTTTCAACATCACTTCCAGGCTCACCTTGAGGCCCTTGAGGCCCTGTTGGCCCCTGTGCTCCTGTAGGACCTACAGCACCTTGTGATGCAAGTAACGCCCAGTGAGTTGTGTCTGCATTTGGAGCAGTAGTTCCAGATGTAGGCGATATACAGAAATAAGAAGCTCCAGAATAGCCTACAGCATCATCTTCAACATAAGACGTACCTGAAACCCATGATCCTTGCCAGTTTAATCCGGCTGGACCGACAGGGCCAGGAGGTCCAGCAGGTCCCTCAACTCCCTGAGGTCCTTGAGAACCTACCCCCACTGTGGCGGCTAAGTCTTCTATTGTATATGGTTGAGTCTCTGCATTTAATACAGCAGACTTTCTTTCTTTTAAGTTTACATTTTCAGATATTCCTACAAATCTGGTACCTGATGGTATAATTGCCATAATCTTATATTTTTTGCAAAGTTAATAATTATTTTCTTACTTTATCTTGGCTCGAACTCAGCTAAATCAAATCCGTCCAAGCTGTCCTCCTGAGACTCGAAGTCTACCGGAGGCAGGTTGTTTTTACGCTGCTCAATAAGTTTAGACTGCGTAGAAGCCTGCTTTAGAATCCTCTTATCCTTAGCCTCTTCCTTCATTAACTCTTTAGAATTAATTGTTTGGGCCTCAATACCTTTTAATTGCATATTCATCTGGTACTCGATATTCATAAGCTCCATCTTAAGCTGTGCCTCAGACTTCATCTTCTCTATCTCGAATCCGATTTCAGCCTGCTTGATCTGCATCTTAGACTGCGTCTCCGCCTGTATCTGCTGCAGTGCGTTCTGTGCCGCCATCTGCTGTGACTGAGCATTAATCTGTGCCTGCATCTGCTGTGACTCAAGCTGATTCTTTTGATCCTGCTCCTGTTTTTTGCGTCTCTTAAGCTTAAGCATCTGATTCGCAAGCTTGATATTGTTTATTTCACGGATGTCTATAGCGTCCTCAAGCGTAATAGCGTCTCTAGAAAGAGCTATCTGTATGTTCTGCTCTAACTTAGACTTTTCTTCCTCGTCCGGAGCTATATCTATAAAGATACCGAAGTCATACATGTAAAGATCCTTAATCTCATCCAATAGACTAACGTTATACTTGCCAATCTGCATAGCAAATGTCTCTGAGAAGTCAGAGTATTCAAGAATATCTGCAACCCTGTAAGATATAGCCTCTGAGATCTCTTTTGTTATACTCAAACTTCCATCTAATATATGTCTTGTAGCAGTGTTTGAATTTGCTGCGGCAAGCTTCTGCAGTCCCACTAAAGAATTTGGATCAGGCATGCTTCCATCCCTAGCCTCATTAAGGCCGGTTACATCACGCAACATTCCTAAGTAGTGGTTGTAACTAGCAATAAGAGAAGATATCTTAGCCTGTCCGCTATTCGAGTTTAGCTCCTGTATCGGAATCCTTGCGTTATTAAACTCTCCATCCTGAGTATAGCTCCTGCCGATAACACTACCGGTTTGGAAGTACAATCTCAATGCGTCCTCTGGATTATAAGCTGCGCCTGTCCCTAGGTCTACCTCGTTAATACCATCAGCGTCAATGAACACCCCATCCGGTACAACCCTTGACAGTACCTGTTGAAGCTTTAAGTGTGTCAACTGAATCAAGTCAGCAAACGGAATCATTCTTCTAACAAGAGACTCTATATTACCCTTATACATCCTTGGGGCACAGGCAACATAGTTAGGAATAGCGTGTTGAGATGAGGACTTAGGTCTTACCATATTCTTGGCAAGATCCCACTTTAACATAATATTGGTACCCATGACCATAATACCGTCGTACCAAACATCGATTGTCTTCTCTACCCTCTCGAATCTACCCTCCTCCATCATCTCTGTGGGAGGATTGAAGGTGTCTTCCTTCTGTATCATTCTAACACCACCGGTGTCTAGTATCTTTTTCTTGTAGACGAACTTCTTAGTCGTCTTGTAGTTAACGTATAATAACGTCACTGAATCCTTACTAAACAAGCTGTTCTCATAAAATTGAGCGTTGTTAAAGTAGTTGTACCATGACTGACTATACTTTGATATCTCTTCAAGCTGTTCGTTTGTAAGTGTAGGATCTATCTTAAGAAGTTCCGTGATCGGTATTGTTTTAATCTCGCCCCAGTAGAAGCAGTCTCTAAAGTGAGGATCCTCTGTGTAGCTGTGCACAACGTTTGCAGGATCTACATACTCTATACTAACTCCGCTACCTGGTAGGAACTGGTGCTTAACCATCCCAACCCCTAACGTTGTTAGGTCATACTCTACCCTGTTCCTTATGTCAACGTATCTATTGTCTTCAAGTATAGTGTTGATTGACGTCTCCTCTGCAATTTCAATAGCAGGCTTGTAGTTAATCTGCATGAACAGGTTTAGCTCCTCGTCGTCATTAGGGAGTTTATCTGAATCAATATCGAACGCATCGATGCCGAAGCTGTTCTTTACCTGAGTAAGGATGTCTCTAGAAACCATGTCGGCCTCGATCATATCCTGATACTTGCTTCTTCTCTCCGCTGATATAGCGTCCTGTGCGTAGGCTTTAACCTTAAAAAGTCTGTCAGACATACCGTTAACAACGATGTCTACAAACTTTGGTATGATAGGAATAGGAGTCCAGTCTAAATTTAAATGAGAAAGGTCTCCGTCTACTGACATCTCATTCTTATACTTTGCGATAGATTGCTCGCCTCTTGCGTACAACCTAAGACGATGGAAGTCACCCCACTGGTTGTAAAATTTGCAATTCCCTGAATCCTTTCGGAACCACTCGAACTGCACAGCTTGACAGATCTGCAACCCATACTCTTTAGTGGCTTTTTCTGAATCAGAGACAAACTGATTAGGAAATCCAGTAGGATTAATACTTATAGTTACCTCCTTCATTTATTTTAAAATTTCGCTGTATCTTCCGTTGTTATTATATCTTGCAAATTTAATACTTATTTTCGAATCTTTTTTAGCCGCTGAGAATGTGGCCCTTTGATTAGCCATAATTGCCAACCCGGAACTTATCGCAGCATCGTGTTTCGTTCTATCGTTAATATCAAATTTAGCCCAATCCTCAAGAGTTTTTGTAAAGTACATCGATCCCATCTCGTCCGGATCCCTGTACGTACCTTCTAGATCAAGCCCTACGTACTTCTCTATGTAAGACTCTATCGCAGATGCGTGTGCGTGCTTCACGTCCTCAGAAGAGTTTGGTATACCTCCAAGCTCCTTCTCTGTCTTAGACAGCTTATGAGTAGGCTTGTCAGGTCTGTTTAATGAAAACCCTCTATATCCCCTGTTCTTGAAGTGGTACAACAGCCTCTGCTTGTTGTTCTCAATAAGCACAGGCATTCCATAAAACACACAGGCCATGAGTACATCCTCAAAGAATATCTCTGCCGTTTGAGGTCTTGCTATGTACTCAAGAAAGAACTCGTTGCTTGGTGCGTTGTCCATGTTAAACTTGGTAAGTCCATGGAGTGCTCCCTTAGATCCTCCTCCTCCAACGGTACCAGATATGTCGTATGGATCACACCCGAACGCACCTATATGCTCATTTCCAGGGTGCTTTAATCCTCCTCTGTTAATTACATTATTCATCAGCTTACTCTCCGGTATCCAAGACACAAGGAACCTTCCTCTAACGTCAGGAGTCCATACAACTGTAGTGTCAGGCTTTCCGTCCTTCCAATGGAACGATCCTCTTGTAAGTACACGGTCCTTAACTAATGAGTCGTTGTAGTCTATCTGCTGGTATATCTTTGTAAGGTTGAATATAGAAGACTTACTCTCGTCCCTAAACGCATGTCCTTCTGTTCTAGGGAACTGTCTATAGAACTCGTTAAGTGCATCCGGATCGTTCTTAAGCGACTCAACCTCATTTTCCCAGAAGTCTATGGCACCAATCTTAATTGGCCGACTATCGACACCGGTTACCGGCTGGTCTGGCTTTCTAAACACAGGCATACCATACCTGTCTATGTACCCCTCAAAGTTCCACTCCATAGGAATAAACAGAGAGTATAATCCACTCTTAGTCTGTCCGTTAGAGTTTCTTGTAGAGAGGCTAGAGTCTTCGTAAAGTACTTTGAAGTTAGCACCACCCTTGTCGAGGGCGTTAACAGTAGATCCCATCATACACTTGCCGATTACCTTAGATCCCAAACGAAGACAAGTCTTTCTAACCCTCCAACCATTAAGTATATTGTTAGGTTTTTCAAGCTTCCCTGATTCGTCCTCTATCAGTAGTCTTAGCTTCTGACCGTCGTATGAGTTGTCAGATGTGTTACTCCAGTCGATTGACGTATCAAGACCTTCAAGGTTTGAACTGTCGCTATCGTACATATTCTTCTTTGTGATTTTTGATGCAGGGACACGGTATGCAAGTTCCGTCTTTGGCTTGTCCATACCGTCCATGATCGGCTTAAAAAAGAAGGGGTAGTTACTTGATATAGGAACGACCTTATCTGTAAACATAGACTTAGCGTCACCTCCTGTCTTTGAACAGATACCTATTCTTGCATTCTTAGCAAGCGTGGCTACGTTTACACTCTCTGCAGAGGCCATGAAAGAAAACCCGGAACGTCTAATCTTTAGATAGACCATCCCGAAGCACCTGTCGTCGGCCTTACATGCCTCCCAATAGATGAAGAATATCCTGTTTGCCTCCCTAAAGTCAGGGTGTCCAACGTCGATCTTAGTCCACTGGAGGTACTTGTAGTGGCTACCGGTTATGTAAGTCGGCACACCATTGTTCATAAAGAACATACCCTCTTCCCTTCTAATGAACTCTCTCT